AGTGCCTGTCTGATGGCCGATGGCGCAATGGTAATGACCGAAGATGGCGGCGCGCTGCTGTTATCAGGCTTCGATCTGGAGCGTGACGATGGCTTGCAAACGGCTGTGATTATCAGCCTTTTCACTGATCGCCGCGCCAGTCCGGAGCAAATCCCCGCCGAGCTTCCGCAGGATGACCTTCGTGGTTACTGGGGTGATATCGCCAGCGCTACACCTTCTGACCAAACCGGTTCGCTGCTGTGGCTGCTGGCTCGCGAAAAGCAGGTGCCGCAGATCCTTGGCCGCGCCCAGCAGTATTGCCGGGAGGCATTGACCTGGATGGTAGAGGACTTGGTCGCCACGCGCGTCGAGGTCACTGCCGAGTTTGTGGCCCAAGGCTGGATGCTGATCCTTGTCGATATATTCCGGCCAACCGGCTCTCCGGTTCGCTACCGATTTAATTACGAATGGGCGGCTCAAGCCGCGAAGAGGTCTGCCTGATGCCATTTGCTCGACCAACACTGACCGAGCTGATCGACCGCGTGATCACCGATATCAGCAGCCGAGTAACTGGGGTCGACAGTGCCGTGCTTCGTCGCTCGCTGCTCGGCATCGTCGGCCAGTCGGAAGCCGGTGCCGTGCATATGTTGTATGGCTACCTCGACTGGATCGCCAAGCAGTCGATTATCGACACCGCCGAAAAGGAATACCTGGAGCGCTGGGCGGCGATCTGGAAGGTGATTCGCAAAACAGCGGGTTTTGCTTCTGGGCAGATCGCACTTTCCGGAACAGCGGGCGCCTCGATTCTTGACGGCACAATCGTGCAGCGACAGGACGGCGTTCAATACAAGGCGCTCGGTGATGCTGTGTTTGGGGGTGGTCCGCTGATTGTGCCGGTTCTGGCTATTGAAGCGGGGGAGGTCGGTAACTTCGGAACAGGCTTGCCTATCTTCCTGCTTTCGCCGATCGCAGGTGTCCAATCCACGGGCACAACATCCAGCGCGCTCGTAGGTGGCGTCGATGTTGAGTCTGACGAAAGACTGCTGGCGCGCCTGCTTGCACGAATTCAACAACCACCGCACGGCGGGGCCAAATCTGATTACGAGTTGTGGGCCTTGGAGGTGGCAGGTGTGACCCGTGTCTGGGTCTACCCCCTACAGATGGGGGTCGGCACCGTTACTGTGTTGTTCGTGTGCGATGACGAGGTATCAATCATTCCGTCGCCAGCCAAGGTCGTCGAGGTGCAGGCCTACATTGATGCACGCCGACCGGTAACCGCTGAAGTATTCGCCGCGGCACCAACTGCCGATCCATTGAATATGAACATCAAGCTTTCCCCGAACACCACAGTGGTTCAGAACGCCGTGCGCGCTGAACTGGCGGATCTGCTCGATCGAGACGCGGAGCCAGGCGGGCCAATCTTTATTAGCCGCTTACGCGAGGCGGTATCGCTGGCAGCAGGTGAGGGTAATAACCAAATCGTCACACCAACTGCCGATGTTACGCACGCCACAGGTCATATGGCGACTCTCGGGACACTCACCTTTTCCAGCCTGTAGGAGGCGTAATGCCAACAGCTGCTGAGTACAGGGAGCAGCTGAAAGCGCTGCTGCCACCAGGCCAAGCCTTCCCGCGAGATCCCGGCACCACGCTTCACGACCTTCTTGACGGCATGTCAGTTGAACTCGCGCGACTCGATGGCAGGGCCAGCGTTCTGCCCCACGAGGCGAATCCGGCCACGTCCCTGGAACTGCTTCCAGACTGGGAGCGTGTGGCGGGCCTGCCCGACAAGTGTTCGGGCGTCCTCGAAGAAACCCTTCAAGGTCGACGTAATGCTTTGCTGACAAAACTCACCAGCACTGGGGGGCAGTCACCTGCCTACTTCATTGAGCTGGCTGAAACACTCGGCTACAGGGTGACTATTGAAGAGTTCAGGCCGTTTCGGGCTGGGATGTCGGTAGCTGGCGATGCCCTGACCAATGGCCCTTGGGTTCACACCTGGTTGATTCGAGCGCCTGCAGCGAGCATCACGGAATTTCGGGCGGGTCTATCAGCCGCCGGCGAGCGGCTGCGTACATGGGGTAACGACACCCTCGAATGCAAAATAAATCAATTGAAGCCCGCGCACACGGTCGCGCTCTTCGCTTACGGAGATTAACGCATGCACAGAATTGATGGTCCAGGTGCCACGGTCGACAACAAGTTCACCGATGGTGATCCGGTTGGCGGTATTCAGGCGACGCTCGTGACCGACGACTGGCTGAATGATATTCAAGAGGAGCTGATCAGTATCCTGACTGCTGGGAGCGTGACTCCTGTCAAAGGGACACAGAATCAAGTTTTGGCGGCGATCCGATCGCTGTCTCCTGGAATCATCGGAGCCGCGCGAAATGCTCGGATGTCCGTAGCCACCGCGAGTGCGACCGCCACATTTACGGCTGATCAGGTTGTAGTGGGAGCCAGTCTTGGAGGGGCCACCTTCAGGCTAAATGGACTCAACAAGACCATTAACCTGGGCAGTGTTGGCGCTGGTGGGATGGATATCGGCGCGGCACCTGTAAGTGGCTATGTCGCTATCTATGCAATCTACAACCCAACCACTGGTGTTTCCGCTTTGCTTGCGGTGAATGCTACTTCTACGCTTGCGCCCGAAGTGTACGGTGGCGCCAATATGCCTTCGGGGTATACGGCATCAGCACTGGTTAGCGTATGGCCAACAAACGCTAGTTCGTTGTTTGTTATTGGTGCGCAATATGATAGGTCGGTCGGCATAACTCCTGTAACAATATTAACCTCAGTGGCGACAGTTGTTCCATGGACACCATTGTCCTCTGCTGTGGCTGTACCAAGAAACGCAAAATCTATGAGCGGGTATACAGCGGCTACCGCCACATCTGGCGCCGGTGGGTACCTTCTTGGGCTGGCAGCCCTTGTTAACGGTGCTGGCGCCCAGATTGGGGAGGGGTACACCGCCCCAGCTTCGTCAGTGTTTAGTTCGTTTTCAGACGTGCAAATGCCGACGCCACAGGTAATCAATTATCAAATCGCCGTTACCGGCACGGTATCTGCCATCAGCGGCCAGATAATCGTTACCGGGTACAAATTCTAATCAGGAATACACACCCATGGCAGACATCTATGTTGTATTTAAAGACTCTACAGAAGAAAAGATAGTTACTGTTTTTGGTGGCCCACAAGACCCGGTCTGGTATGACCATTATGCGATTGTTAAGGATACCGATCAGCGCTACCTGGACTTTCTTGGTTTGACTGCGCCTGCCATGCCTGCCGCTCCGGACTGAGTTAGTTGCAAGAGAAGACGCCCGCTGAGTGCGGGTTTTTTATTGTCTGGAGAAAAGCATGCCGATCACCCCGCAGCAACTTCTGCTGATCCTCCCAAACGCCGGCAAACAAGCCGGCGTTTTTGCATCTGCGCTGAACCTTGCCATGGATAGCTACCATATCGACACAAGGCTGCGGATGGCGGCGTTCATTGCCCAGGTAGGGCATGAGTCGGGCCAGTTCCGCTACGTGAAGGAACTGGGCGGCGACCAGTACCTGAGCAAGTACGACACCGGTTCAATGGCGAAGCGCTTGGGGAATACGCCCGAGGCTGATGGTGATGGGCAAAAGTACCGCGGCAGAGGATTGATTCAGATCACCGGCCACGACAACTACCTGGCGTGCAGCAAGGCGCTGTTCGGTGACGACCGGCTGCTGCGTACACCTGAACTGCTCGAACAGGCCGAGTGGGCGTGCAAGTCGGCAGCGTGGTTCTGGAATTCGCGGAACCTGAACGCACTGGCCGATAATGGCGACATAGTTGGCATCACCAAGCGCATCAATGGCGGCACCAACGGTTTAGCTGAGCGCCAAGCCTTCTATAGCGCTGCGCTGAAGGTTCTGACGTAATTTCTATCAGGAGTTATTTGGCAAGCAAGCGACGATATTGAAGCCCTGCACGTCGTCGGGGAGAGCGGCATCGTTGGAAGATCCCTGCTCGCCAACAAGCACGTATCCCCAGCATGAAGCGTCGCTATTCGGCCGATAGAGTCTCAGAGCGACCGGGTCTAATCCTGCTTCATTGAACACAATGCTGATGCCTCGATGGTCAACTTTCATCTTGGTAGTGCCGATGCAGAACTCAGCACAGCCGTTTGATGTCGCCTCATCGATCGCGCCAGTGATCCCGGCTATTACAGTTTCCATCGCCTTGCTCATCACAAATTCCTTTTAATAAAAAGATCGACCCTTCTAAATGTTACCTCATGTGATTAAGCACGAGAAGACGCTCGCATCACGCCAACGACGGCAAGGCGCCCGATCCTACCGGTGGTGCCACGCACTACTACGCGACCACCATGCCAAAGGTTCCGACTTGGATGAAGGGTGCCACTCAGACCTTGAAGCTCGGTCACCATGTTTTCTTTAAGGATGTGCCGTAAAAGGTCACGCTATGCCTTTTGTTGATAAGGCTCGAACCTGCTTTTCAAGCTGATCATTAATGAAGGAGAGGCGTTGAATCTCGCCCAGTTGTACCGTGGTGTCAGCTTCACGGTTTGCCAGCCAGATGCGAGCTTTCGCCAGGTTCGCCGATAGCTGGTCGTTCATCTCGACGAGGCCCTCAATATTTTCCCTGGCCGCACGAAGCTCCCGTTTCAACGCCTGAATGTCCTCTTCCAGCATGCTCGCGTAATGCTCGACAGTTTCCAGTCTGGTCGGACTGCCGATCCAGTCGCTGGTGTCTTCGATTTCGTAAGGGTCCACGGACATGCCTTATAGATACTGTTCGGATATACAGTAATCGAGTTGCGTTGATTGGGCGAGGGTAGAGCGACGAGCAGTTGGGTTTGGGTCTTTGTATTCGGTCGGCAGGACGCCGTAGGTGGGATTTCTGCGGGAAATTCTTCCCCAAAACGCAACCGTTTGGACCAATGTTTATTGGGTTCTAAAGAGTCGAAAAAGAGGGTGGTTTTTGTGGCTGATTTATAGCTCAAGGCCTTGATTATAAAGGCCTTTGGCGATTCCTATGCGGCATCCCAGGCTTCGATACAGCAATTGACACGAGGTAATTTGGCTTCGTCGGCATGTGAATGGCGGCGATGACTGAGCTGCGGAGCACGTTGCATCAGCGAGGTGTGACCTTGTGTTGGGTTTTCGCTAGGCGGGGCGCCTGAGATGGCTGGGCCAATTTATCGGGGAGTGACGGAGTGCAGCGGGGAATCCTTTGGGCTTGGCCCTTGGACTCAAGGGCTGATCCCCCGTCTATCCCCGCGTTGACGCCATAATTAAATGTCACGTCCTTCGTGAGTCAGGCTTCTTCGGCGCTTATTGGCCATAATGGGCTGGAGGATTCCGAAGCTACCTGCCTAAAGGCCTTCTTATGATAAAGCTATTCTCCACAGCGATACTCGCCACAGCATTGCTCTCTGGCTGCGCCCTTTATGCGGATACAAACTTTCAGCCATACGAAGCAAAAAATGGAATATTTGAAGGGCAGGGTGGTGCAAAGGAGACCATCGATGGCATCGATTTCTGGACGAGCGGTGAGCCGCCTCGAAAATTCAAGATGCTTGGCGTTATCAATGATGTCCGCGTAGCTAATCCGATCACGATGAACGGCTTAAAGGGGGCGGTTGCTCAAAAAGCCAAGGAGGCCGGCGGTGATGCAGTGATCTGGAATGGTGAGTCAAATCGACATGGCGACCGTGCCAGCTCAAAGTTTGCCGTAGTCAAATATCTTAATTAACAGAGTTGCTTCAATTCAAAATATCGGGACTACTTTTTCGGTGCCGGTGCCGGTGCCGGTGCCGGTGCCGGTGCCGGTGCCGGTGCCGGTGCCGGTGCCGGTGCCGGTGCCGGTGCCGGTGCCGGTGCCGGTGCTGGAGGGGGAGAGGCGAGAGCTCGCGATGGCGTACCTTTTTTCAGTTCTGCCGCTGAACGCTGAAGTGCTTTCTTTTGCAGCAGATTTTCCACGATATC